CTTAGTAGGATTTTTAGGTTTGTAAAATCCAGAGTATGCCATAAATATAAAGAGACCAACATAGGTATTTAGTGTGTCGATAGATCGTCTATTAACAACAATGGCAGCAAACGGCGGGATGTCGTTCAGTAATAACTTTGTTGTGAAATTTATCAACCCTCCTTCAGGACTTACTTTCATTCCTGGTGGAGATCAGGGAGTTAGTGGTACAAGTGATTACTTCGAGATGTTTTGTAGTGAAGCACAATTACCCAACACTAATAGCGCACAAGGTCAAACAAATGGCGTCTATGTTGGTAGTGGTTCTGTAAGTTATCCACATACTAGAGTCTATACTGAAATCCAATTGGGATTTATGTGTGATGCCAATATGACAGCACTAAAGTTTCTACAAGATTGGTTGGACTATATTTTCTCTGGCGATGAAAACTATGGTGAAATGGGTCTTAAATTTTCAGGTAAGTCAAAATCTGAAATGAAATCAGCAGCTCATGGTCCAAAGAAAATAGAAAACAGAAGTGTTCGTCTAAAGTACAGGGATCAATATGCATGTGATATTGCAATTACTAAAACAGAGACTGGTCCTAATTCTCCTACCGAAAGAGCACCTATTACATACTTACTAGAGCAAGCGTATCCTTATGCTATTGACGCTATACCTCTACAGTTTGGATCAAGTCAGATCACTCAGGTAACAGCACAGTTCTCATACATGAGACATCATGTCATTAAGAATGACATTCGTAGCTTCAATAATACTGACCTTAAAGATATATTGGGAAATGGTGGTATACTAGTGTGAAAATTGATTTTTCAATTCCGCAAAAGTGGGAAAATTTTTCCTGAGTATTTTTGCGTTAAAAAGTCGCACTAAATATACATATGAACTGATCTAAGCATTATGGCATTACCACAGGTTTCGCTGCCAACCTATGAGTTGGAAGTGCCTTCTACAGGCAAAACACTTAAATACCGTCCTTTTGTAGTTAAAGAAGAAAAACTACTTTTATTGGCACTTGAATCTGAAGATGAAAAGCAGATTGAGGATGCTACAAAAACATTACTAAAAAATTGTATTACATCTCGTGTAAAACTCGAAGATTTAGCACTTTTTGACTTAGAGTATATTTTCCTCAATATTCGTGCTGTATCAGTTGGCGAAGTTGTCGAAATGTTGTTAACATGCGAAGATGATGGTGAAACGCAAGTTAGGTATGATTTAAACCTTACAGCAGTTGAAGTTTTTAAACCAGAAGATCATAGTAGCAAAATTATGCTATCTGACGAAATGGGTGTGATTATGAAATATCCTTCATTTGAAGAATTTGTAAAAGTGTCAATTATTGGTAAAGACACTAGTGATGAGGTTATCGATATTATGGGAAAATGTATCGATCAAATTTTTGATGGTGAAGAAGTTTATGACAGTTCTACAACTTCAAAAAAGGAATTTGTTGAATTTGTTGAAAATTTGACTAATAAGCAATTTGATGACGTTCAAAATTTCTTTACCGAAATGCCAGTTCTCAAACATGAGATTAAATTGAATAATCCAAATACTGGAGTTGAAAATACCTTTGTTATTCAGGGTTTATCCAATTTTTTCGGATAGCACTCTTCCATAATAGTTTGGAGGGGTATTACAAGACTAATTTTGCTTTGATGCAGCATCATAAATATAGTTTGAGTGAAGTTGAGAATATGATGCCTTGGGAAAGACAAGTTTACACTAGTCTCCTCATGCAATACCTAGAACAGGTTAAACAAGAACAAGAAAAAGCAGCAAGGCAGTAATGGCACACGGTTTTCTTACACCACAAGCAGTATCAGGCGAAAGTCCCATCTCAAAGTATTTTGAGAGAAAGATTAATGAGCTTATTGGAAAAGGTGTAAAAAAGTTAGAAAATGTTGTTGAAGATAAATTTAATAAATTTAAAGATCTTTTTAAGAAAACGAAAGATACTACTTATAGATCTGGTAGAGGTAGAGTAGAAGTTGCTGGTAGATATGGTATTGGTGAAAACACCGCTAAGGGTGGTGGAATATTAGGTGGATCTTCTAAACCAAAGGCATTACTTCCTGGCAGTGGAGGATTAGTAAAAAGTCCAGAAAACAAAATTGCCACAGTTGGCAAAAATGGAACTGATTTAGATAATAAATTTTTTAGAAAAGCACTTCCCACATCAGATCCTGAAAAACCTGGATCTGGACCTAGAAAGGGTGGTTCCTATGTTGACATGGGAGGAGCGGCATCTAGCGATGGACTTGTTAACAAAACTGAAGAACTTTTTAGTAAGTACGCTGGATTCAATCAAGAAGCAGCACTTCAGCTCGTCAAAGAGCGTAAGATTACCGCAAGTGAACTTAGAGAATTAAAGAGAACTATTGAAGCGCAATCTGCATCATCATCATCATCTGGTGCCCCATCAGTTGTACCAGATAGTGGTGCTGATGTTGTTGCTGCTGTAACTAAGAATACAGAAGCCATCATGAGGATGGTTGATGTCACAAAAGCACAGACATCTAACGATACTACTTTAGTAAAAGAGCAGATACAAGCACAAGAGACTATGATGTCTCGTTCTGCAGCAAAAGCAGAAGAAAATGCATTAGAGCAAGGAAGTGATCTCTCTGGTTTTATGACACCAGAGAATTTTGCGAAAAAACAGAAACAGGAAGGAAAAAAAGAAACTGGTAGTAAATTAAAGGAACTTATTCGTGGTCCTAACCCATTTAAGCAAGATGGATGCTGCATGGGTGGCGGTGGTGGTATTGAGATGCCACTTGGACGTGGTAGAAGATCACCCAGAGCAAGAGGAGGAGCTTTAGCTGTTGGTGGGAGACCTAGGGGAGGAATGCCAGGTGGTGGAATGCTTCGCCGTGGTGGTAAAAGAGCACTCACTAGGGGTGCTGCCATGGTTGGTGGCAAAGCAGCAGCAAAGGGTGTTGCTAAGGGTCTAGGTAAAGCTGGTCTCAAGAAAATTCCAGGTGTAGGTGCTGTCGCGGGTGCTGCTTTCGCTGCTGAAAGAGCAATGAAAGGTGACTGGTTAGGTGCTGGTGGTGAACTACTATCAGGTCTTGCTGGTACAATTCCGGGTGTTGGAACTGCTGTATCTGCTGGTATTGATGCTGGTTTAATGGCACGAGACGCAGGTCTTACGCCATTTGCGAGAGGCGGTATTGTTACACAACCAACTCAGGGTCTAGTTGGTGAGGCGGGTAAAGAAGGTGTTTTCCCACTAGAAGGTAAGCGTGGCAGAGATACTTTCCAGGCAATGGGAGAAGGTATTCTTGCGGCACAGAAAAAAGGTAAAGCAGAATTTGCTGAGTTGCAATCTTTAGGTCTTAAACAGTATTTTGAAACTAAAGGTGGATTTAAACTATTTGGTGATCTTTTTGGAAATATTATGTCTGGGATATTTGGTCCCCTTATAGGTGGATTAGCTAAAGGTGTAGGTAATTTCCTGGGCGACGGATTAAATAAACTCTTTGGTACTGGTAATGGTAGTAATATGAGTGCTGACGAACAGCAACTCACAGAAGCATTGATTGCTGGTGAAGAGGGAATGCGAACGGAAGCATATCAAGATTCTGAAGGTATTTGGACGATTGGTTACGGACAAACGCAACTTAATGGTAAAGCAGTCAAAAAAGGAGATAAAATCTCAAAAGAGGAAGCATTAACTGGATTTAGATCTAATGTAGCAAGTCATCAACAAAGAGCAATTGACCAAGTTGGTGAAGATAAATGGAGCAAATTAGATTCAAGATCCAGAGCAGTTCTTACTTCGTTAGCATACAACTACGGAAGTATTCCTGATAGAGTTCTACCTGCTGCTAAAACTGGCAATGCTGAAGACATTGCAAAAGCGATGGATAGTTTGCATGGAGATAATAAAGGAGTTCTAAAAGGTAGAAGACAGAGAGAGCAATCTATTCTCAGAGGCGGCACCTCTAATAGATTAGATAAAGACTTTATGGCAGGTGGAAAACTAGCAGGTGCTGGTACTGGTCCACAAGTTATGAATAGTGGTAATTCTTCTTCTCCTGGTGCTGCTGGAAATCTTGCTGCTGCAGCACAGCAATTAAAAGGTATGAGTACAGCAGATGGTCCTGATGGTGGTGCTAATGGTTGTGTTTATGCTGTAAACAAAGTATTCAAAAGAGCAGGAATGACACCACCATGGGGATCATCACTGTATGTTCCTGATGCTGAGAAATGCATGGTTGATGCTGGTTGGCAGCAAATCCCATATAGTCAGCAACAACCTGGTGATGTATTTGTTATGAAGGACCAGAAGTCTCCACCACAAGCACATATTGGTGTTGCAACTGATAATCAAAATATTCTATCCAATTCTTCTAGCAAAGCATCGATGAGTTGGAGTGACACAGCAGCAGGATATAATAGTGAATATGGTGGAGTTGGTGCTTTATACAGAATGCCAGGGGGACAAGCACAATCTACAGCAAATGCATCACCTTCTACCCCAGGCACTCCATTAACAGCAGATCAAAAATCAAAAATGTTCCAAAATTCTGGAATGTCTGCTATGTCAGCAAACACGATGACTAGTGCTACTCCTAGTCCTGGTCCTGTTGCAGCTTCACCAGCATCACCACAAACTGGAACACCTATCATGGCAACATCAGCACAAGTAGCATCTTCTTCTATGCATGGTGGTGGATCACCAACGGTAATTAATAATTACTATAGTGGTGGCGGTCAACAAAGTGGTGGTGTTAATCCTAATGGTGTATCTGCTGGTATTGGCATGGATCAAACAGGAACAGCAATCTTCCAAGAATTAAAAATTAGAACGTTATCATAATGGAAAAATTTCAAAATATAACAGATTTTTCTTTGCAGAGTGTTACTATTGCGGCACTCGGGGAGACGGATGGATATGAAATCAAACAGATGATTAATACATTCTCTTATGTTGAGAGTATTACCAGTCCATTTGTTGCTGCAACTATGAGTGTTGCTGATAGTGCGGGATTATTAGCAGATTTGCCTATTCAGGGTGGAGAAACAGTTAAGATTGTAGTTGATACTTCTTCTATTGAAGAACCACAAGAATATGTGATGCAAGTTTGGAAAGTTGGAAATAGATATGCTAAAAATCAAACACAAGCATTTACTTTAGGTTTGGTATCAGTCGAAGCACTCAATAATGAATGTATTAGACTCGCAAAACCTATATCGGGAAAATCGGAAGAAGTTATTCAAAAAATATTAGTTGAAGATTTAAAAAGTCAAAAAACGTTCAATACTACGCTGAATGATATATCTTCTCCAACCAGATTTAAAGTAAAAATGCTTCCAACTAACAGAAGACCATTTGATGTTATTTCTTCTCTTTCTGTTAAAAGCGTTAGAGTTGAGGGTAGTGGAACTACTGCGTCTGATTCTTCAAAATCTGATACACCAAAAATTGGTGGATCTGCTGGTTATTTCTTCTGGGAAAACAAGAGAGGATTTAATTTCTTCGCAGTTGATGATTTATTGAAGGAAAGCGCAGATAGCACATGGGGACCATATATTGAAAAACCAGCTAATCAATCGGATGGTGCTGATGATAGAGTAACTATTTCTCAGGCAACTTTTATGTCAGAAGTTGATATACTGTCTTCTATGAGAAAAGGTAAATATTCTAGTCTTATTATTTTCTTTAATCACTCTACCGGTCAATATCATGAATATTCATATAGTTTAAAACAAGCATATGATGATATGCAGCATCTTGGATCACAGAACAAACCATCTTTAATTGAATTTGATGGTGATTCAATTTCGGAATATCCAACTAGAATTGTATCTACAATTTTGGATCATGAATCATGGTATAATGAACCAGGCATTGCTTCATTTGAGGAATCTGATGGATCAGAAAAACCAAGTGAGTTCTGTGATTTTCATAAACACTATGCCGCACAATCTCTTATGAGATATGAGTTGCTTAAGCACCAGATGGCAACTATCGTCATTCCTGGCAACTCAGAGATCTGTGCTGGTGATAAAATCAACATAAAACTTGTAAATAAAGCACCAGGTGCTAGAATACAGGACGAACCATACGATCAAGAAAGCAGCGGAATCTATTTAATCCAAGAAGTAACCCATACTTATAATAGTACGGAATCAACAAATGGAAGATTTACCACAACCCTAAGATTGATGCGAGATTCGTATGGGGATATTGAATCCAATCACGGCACTAAATAAAAACGTAGAAGCAATTACTTATGGAAAACATCGAAGCACATATTGCTAAGGACAAAGAGATCCTTGACAATCCTATGACTTCTCCTAACCAACGTCGTCATATTGAAGGCGAACTTCATGAATTAGAGGATTATGTAGAACATCACAAAGAAGAAATTGAAGCAGGAGATCATCA